CACCTCGCAACACTAACACTGTAACGGAAATTGGGACATTATGACGCAAAAACGAGACAATAGCATTGACCGCGTCCACAAGCATCGTGAAAAGAAGCGTGTAGTGGACATTACCCCGCGGAAGCGGACAACTTCCAGCCGGTTATCTCTCTGGTCCTGGGGACAGAAATATTGCAAGGCGAAATTTACGAAAGCCCCGTCGGAACATCATAAAAAGTTTGTGGACAAGCTGGAGGTAACGATCCGGAACGGCGGAAACTTCGCGTTTGCGTTTCCGCGCGGGTCTGCAAAAACGACATGGCTCCGGATTGGGTGCGTCTGGTGCATGTGTGAAGCGGTGCAGCCATACATCATGTTCATTGCTGGGTCCGGTGCGGAAGCCCGGAGCAACCTTGCAAAGATCAAGACGGAATTTGAAACGAATGATATGCTTCTGGAGGATTATCCGCAGATGATTGCTCCGATCCGCGCGATTCGCGGCGTTCCCCAGCGTGCGCGAATGATGCAGGATGCCGCCGGAAACTGCTTTGCGTTTGAGTGGAAGGCGGAGCGCATCCGGATGCCGAATGTTTCGGGTGTCAAGTCTGCCGGATACATTATTGACACATGCGGGATTGACGGCCATATCCGCGGGAAAAATGAAACGCTTCCGGACGGGACCAGCATCCGGCCTTGTGTTGTGCTGCTGGACGATCCGCAGAAACGCGAAGACGCAAAGTCTCCGCCAACAGTAAAAAAAATTATGGAGATTATTTCCGGTGATGTTCTGGGGCTTGCCGGACCGGGAGAAACGATTGCCGCCATGGTAGCCGGGACGATCATTGAACGCGGGGATGTAATGGACCAGCTGACGGATCGAAGGGAGAACCCCAGCTGGCACGGCGTCCGGGTGTCGATGCTGGAAAATCGCGCGGATAAGGAAAAAAAACTGTGGCTCGGAGAGTATGCCAGTCTCCGGCGCGAGAGCCAGCGGAACAAGGAGGAAATTCCGCTGGCGGCCAATCGTTTTTACCGGGCCAACCGGAAAGAAATGGACGCAGGTGCAAAGATATACTGGAAGGCGCGTTATCTGAAAAGCAAGGGGGAGATTTCCGCGATCCAGCACGCTTATAACTTCCTGATTGACAAGGGCGAAAAGGTGTTTGCGGCGGAGTATCAGAATGAACCGATTTCCGAAAGCACGGTTGTTTTCTCCCTGACGCCGGAGCGCGTCTACTCCAAGCAAAACGGCAAGCCGGTTATGATTATGCCATCGCTTCCGGTGACGATCACCGCCGGAATTGACTTGAACCGCTATGGTCTTACGTGGAATCTTATTGCTACGACGCTGGACATGGCTTCTTCCGTGCTGGCTTACGGGGTGCATGTCCCCGCGGGACAGGAGAAAATTTACGAGGGGGCCGGGAACAAGCGTAGCGAGGCGGAGGAATTGGCCTTTTACAATGCTCTGACGGACCTTTGCAAACGCTTTTCCGAACTAAAATTCGTGGATTTTCAGAATCATCCGGCGCGGATTAGGCGCATAGGAATTGACGCCGGATACCTGTATTCCGTTGTTCGTCGGTTTACGGCGACGAATATGCAGTTTCCTTTCGAATTGATCCCCACCCGCGGCCGAGCAGCGGCGCAGTTCCGTCCGTCAGGCGCGAACGTCCAGCGGATCGGAAAGGATTGGATCATCATCAATGACCAATTCGGGGCGCTGACGGTCTATAATTCCGACTTGTGGACGGAATCCACGCAGACCGGATTTACATTGCCGTTCGGCGCACCCGGGGAAATCGAACTCTGGGGAAACCGGCCCGCGGATCATATCGAGTATGCAACCCAGCTTTGCAATCAGACGCTTGCGGAAAAACTCAAAGGAGAAAAGGGTATCTACTACAAATGGACCACCGAAGGGAGAAACGATTATCTCGATGCCTTGACAATCGCGCGTGTTATGGCGTCCCTGGGAGGTGCGGACGTTCTGCACCAGACGCTCCAAAAGCCGGAACCTGTGCAAAATCAAAAAAAGGATGATTTAAAAGACAAGCCGACAGTCCCGGCTCCGCAAGTTTCTTATGATCCCTTGAACTTTTGACAAGACTTTGACATCTCTCCATGATAAAAGGAGTTTTATCATGGCGGTAAAAACAGCGAAGGAAATTTACGAGGCGGCGGAAGCGGCCATCTATGAGCTTCTCGTGGATGGAAAGGCTTCCGCCTCTTTTAATGGCCGGTCCTATACGGCTCTTGATATCGACAAACTCAAGTCCGTTTCCGATTTTTACCGTGATCGTGCGATTGCAAACGGGGAAATTCAGGCGGATGCGAGGACTCAAAAGGTGTCTGTCTCATACGCCAACATTCCCAGAGGGCCGGAACAATGGTGAATCAGGTAAAACAGGCTATTGCCCGTTGGGCTTACCGTGCGCTTGTGCAGTCACCCTCCCGTCCGCTTCCGAACCCGTCGATTGTCACCGTGGATGAAGCGCTTTCCGGAGGAAAACGAAAACTCTCCTGGGCGCTGACCCGCGATCTGGAACAAAATTTTATTGTCGTTGGCTGGGCGGTGAACCAGCACCTTTCCTACACATCATCTTTCAGTTTTCAGGCGCGGACACCGGACATGGCGTTCAATTCTTATCTGGAAGAATATTGTTACGAACGCTTTGGAAAAAATAAGATTGACATTGCCGGGCGCATGTCCCTTGACACGATCTGCCGGGCGTTCATGGCCTCCAAAATCTGGGACGGTGACGCGGCGATCATCAAGACAAACCGCGGGATGCTTCAGCTTCTGGAAGCGTGGCAAATTGCCAACATGCCCGGCTCCCCGTCGAACGTAACGGGAAACGGTCTCGTGTTGGATAAACACGGGCGCGCAGTGAAATACGCGGTTTGCGTAAAAGATAAGTCCGGATCACGCTTTGAAAGCCTCGTAGACGCGGAAAATATGGTTTTCGACGGCTATTTTATCAAGGCGAACCAGACGCGCGGCGTGTCTCCGCTCATGCCGGTTATCAATTCCGCGCGTGACGTGATGGACGCGGAAAGTTATTATCTCTTGAAAGCCAAGATTGCGGCCATGTTCGGGATTGTGATTTACCGCGATCACGGCAAAAAGGGCGCGTATGACTTTGGTTATGAAAATACTTCCACGGAAGAAACCAAGCCGAAGCTGGATTATGAAATTCGTCCGGGCTTGAAGCTGGAGCTGGAGAAGGATGAAAAGGCCCAGTTTTTGGAGTCGAATACCCCGCCGATGGAATTTCTGAACTTTGCAACGTTCCTTTTAAGGCAGATTCTTTGCTCGCTCAATATTCCTTACACGATGTATGACTCCTCCAGCGGCAACTATTCCGCATCCCGTTCCGACCTCAACCGGTATAAAAACGCTACGTCTGACGAACGCGCCAAGATGTTGGCCGTCTATGACGACATTACTGATTTTATCCTCCGTTACGATATTCTTTCCGGAGCCTTGAAGCTCCCGCGCGGAATGACGTATGAGTCCGTCAACTGGGAGTGGATTCCGACGGCCTCTTTCGTTATTGACATTCCGGCGGAAGTTGATTCCCGGATCAAACTGCTGGAAAAGGGGTTGACCACCCGCGCGAATATTTCTAAGGAACTCGGGACCGGAAATTTCTTCCGGAACGCGGACGCGCTGGCGGCGGAGGAAAAATATCTCAAGGAAAAGGGCGTGACGGTTTCGGTTGCCAGTCCCGGAGCACCGACGACCACGCAGAAAGATGAATCCGATTTGACATCTCAACAAGATAAAAAGGAGTGATGTTATGCCGATCCCCGAAAAATTCAAAGCCGCTCCGCCCGCCGCCGCTATGCGGCTGGTGGCTTCCGATCCCGTGCAGTTGTCCGAAAAGCCAGATGCCGCCGGGAAAAGCATGAAGGTGCATATCAAGGCACGCTCGAAAATGAGCGTTGATAGTTTCTGGTTCGGAAAAATGACGCATGATTTTTCCACTATGTCCATGCCGCCCCGGCTGGCCATTGACGACTCGCACGGAAATGAAATCGGTTATGGCCGTCCGTATCTGACCGAATGGGGCGTTGAGATTGACGCCACGATCATTCCGAACGCGGATAATCCGACGCATGAGGCGAACCGGATCATTTACAACCTGTCCAATGATATTCCCCAGCAGGCCAGCATCGATTTTTCCGGGGCGTTTGACATCGAAGTCGTCAGTGAAAGGCAGTTTGCCGAGGTCAACGGCCAGAAGTTTGAAGGCCCCGGCGTCATCTTTCGGAACTGGTCGCTCCGATCTTGCGCAATCTGCAAAGAGGGCGTGGACCCGAATACGTCTTCGACTCTTTTGAGCCAGGGACAGACTCCCGCCCCGCGCAATGTGACCGAGGCAAAATTCGTGCTTTCCGAACCGCCGATTGCCGCGCAGCTCACCCAGACTCCGGCGAATACCACCGAAACAAATTCCGCCGCTGGCGCAGAGGGAAACCAGCCCGCGACGGGACTCACCAATACGGGCGCAGACACTCCGGAACAGCCCGCACCGGCACCCGCTCCGGCTCCGGAACATGCGGAAGACAGCGACAAACTCGCGCTGGAAACCAAGGTAAAAACGCTGGAACAGGAAAACAATGAGCTGAAACAGAAACTTTCCGCTCTGCCTCCCGCCGGCGCGCCGCCTGTTTCCATGTCGGAGCCGTCGAAGTCGAAAGAAGAACTCTGGAAGCAGTATTCGACGCTTTCCGCGTCTGATAAAACGCTCTTCTGGAGAGAACACAGGAACGAAATGAAATCCAAATAAGGAGTATGAATTATGCCCGGTAATACGCTTCAAAATGTCTCTCTCGCCGAAATTTCCCAGCGTTCGCTTGAAACGCTGGTGAATGTTCTTCCCGCCTTTGATGTTTTTTCCAAAGATTTCAGCGATGAAATCGCGGTCGCTGGGCAGTCTGTTACGACTCACCTCGCCGGACAGCCGACTTCTGGCACGATTGGGGCGGGTGGATATGCCGCCGCCGCACAAGATGCGAGCCTGACCTCCCGGACGGTTTCGATCGGTGATCCCGAGGGGCTTGTTTTGGGCTTTACGGATTCCGAATGGAGCAAGTCCAATATCGACCTCATGGAGCGGTTTATTTCTCCTGGAATCAATGCCATTGCCGCCGGAATGATCACCAAGGTTCTGGCTCTCGTGACCGCCGGAAACTTCGCGAACTACAAAGCGTTTGTGGACGCTTTCGACGCAGATTCCCTCACGGACGTCGGAGAGCAGCTGACTACCCAGAAAGTGGGGCTTTCCCGTGGCTGTATCCTTAATCCGACGCTCTACACGAAGCTTCTGAAAGACTCGGCCGTCAAGAACGCGTCCGCCTACAACGGAGACAACGTGATCAAATACGGGCGGATTAACCAGCTGGCCGGGTTCAGTCCCATCATTCAGTACAACGCCATGCCGGAAGGACTGAACGGTTTTGCCGGCGGCAAAGAAGGGTTGATCGTCGTTTCGCGCGTTCCTGCCGTGCCCGAGACCTTCCCGGGAGAAATTGAGACCGTGACCGACCCGGACACCGGATTTACCATCCAGCTCCGCAAGTGGTATTCTGCTGACCTCGGCAAGTATTTCCTCGCAATGGTCATCATGACCGGCGCGGCCGTCGGAAATGCGGGCCAGATTTGCCGGATCACCTACTCAGTGACTCCGCCCGCGGGGTAATCCATGAACCCGTTTTCGAGTGACAGGTTTCTTTCGGACGCCTACTTTTCGGAGACGGTAACGATTGCGGGGACTTCGGTCCCCGCCGTTGTGACTGAATCCGAAGCGGTGGCGACGGCTGGCGCTTTCTCCTCGAAAACGGGGACATGGAAACAGGTTTCGATCAAAGAAAATGCTCTTGAAACAGTTCCGACCGCCGGAGATGAAGTTGTAATCAAGGGGAAGACTTACAAGATTCAGCCCTTTCCGCGTATGGACGGCGATATGATCGTGTTCAATGTCTTCGCTGACCAGAGGTTCAAAAAGTGATTACTTTCGAGACAAACGCCCCGGAAATCGGGAAAGAACTTGAACGGCTCCGCACGGAATTTCCAAAAGAGTTTCGGCGGGGCATGTCCACGCTCGGAATTGCGTTCCGGGGGCGGATCAAAAAGGCGTTGAAACAGGGTTTGACTCCGGACGGTTCCGTTCCGGAGTTGGCCGCTTTGACGTTGGCGCTCCGGAAGGTGCGCGGACAGAAGGTCAAAGGCCATGGAGGTAAACTTCAGGATGCCTTGCGCTATAAGGTCACTGGACGCGGCGCGGAAATAACGATGATGGTAGGTTTTACGGCTTCCCAGACAGCGGCCAAAGCCTCCCAGCATCTCCAGGAGTCCGGGCAGAAAACTTTCACGCCGGAACAAAAACGCTGGCTCATTGGGCTTCTGATCCGTGCCAAAGAGGATAAAAACAGCATTCTGGAGACTGCTGTGCGTCAAGTGTTGCGTGTTGGGTATCTCAAGCCGTCCCGTTCGTTTGTCGCTCCGTTTGAGCCCATGCTGGCGGCGGATGCGCCCCGGATCGTTAAGGGGCGTATTGATTCGATCATCAGAAAGGCGGGTAGAAAATGATTTTTGAGCATCTGGAAGCAATCGCAAAAGTCCTGAAAGAGAACAAACCGGATTCCGAAGTTCGGATCGGGACGGATAAGTCAATCCCGTTTGAGGTTGATTCCGCGCCGTTTATTATGATTTCTCCGGGAACGTCCGGGGCGTCGATTGCTGAAACCGATAATGCCGACGAATTTTCCGTCAATATCGACTTCGGAATCGTGGATGAATCGAGTTCGGAAAATGAGGATGGCGTTCTCGTTTTTTCTGGTGTCAATGCGCTTGATGTGCTGGCCGGATCGATCCGGGAGGCGCTGCTCGGCGCGGTCGATGGTTTTTATCTCTCACAGTGCGGATTTTTTACGTATGATGAACAGTTTCCGCTTTTTGTCGGAAATCTGTCTCTGGTTTTTAAAAATGAAGGTTTTCTCTAACTCAAAAGGAGGCATATTATGTTTGCAAAAGCGGTTGTGAAATGGGGCGAAGATGCCGTGAAGGTTTACGACGCGAACGATTACGGAGAGACCGCCGAACTGATCGACGATACAAATCTCGCCTCGACGAACAAAGAGTACGTTGCGTCTGATCTGCATGACTCGGACGAAATTTCCTTGCAGGTGCAGGAGTCGGATGCTGCCAAGTTCGTCGTCGGGACTACCAAAGTGGTTACGATCACCTATGATGCGGCCACGGGGAAAACTCCGTCCACATTCTCCGCGATCGTATCCAAAAGGGCGGCTCTTGCGCTCAAGCGCGGGGACCGTATGATCCGGGAAATCACCCTTAAGCCGATTCTGCCCGTTGTCGTGGCGCCGTAAGGAGGTATGAAGATGTTGACGAAAGAACAGATTCTTGCCGCGATTGACTCGAAAATCGAGAAGGTCCCCGTCCCCGAATGGGGCGGGGACGTCTATGTAAAAACAATGACCGGAAAGGACCGCGACGCGGTTGATTCGCTCGTCTCGTCTGTTAAGGGGGAAGGCGGTTATCCCGGTCTTCGTGTGCTCATTTGCGCCCTGTGCATTTGCGATGAGACCGGAAAAACTCTTTTCTCCCGCGCGGACGTTTCTGAACTCGAAAAGAAAAACGCGGTTGTGCTCAACCGGATTTTTGACGCCGCTTCTGAACTCAATGGAATGACTCCGGAGGCCGCGCGGAAGGCGAAAGAGTCCTTTCCGGACGCGGGCGGAACGCCGGATGTGGTTCCGGCTGGCGTGGCAGATGGGAATGTCGGTTCGGGAGGCACAGCGGAGAATTGATTCCGCTGAATTTTCCGAATGGTGCGCGTTTCTGCGTCTCGAGCCGGACCTCGGAACGCGCCTCGATTTCCTTGCCAATGAATTGGCTGATAGGATCGGGCGTGTTGAGGCGACGTTCGGAGGTTCCCAGATACCCCATAAGCCGAGGCTGATTGATTGGGGATGGGAAGAGGCGGACGATGAAAATTCGGCAATCGACATGCTGGAACGCGCGGCACGGAAATACGGTAAAAAGTAAGGCTCCCGGACAGTTTCCGGGGGCCTTTTTTATTTGACATCTCGACAAAATAAAAAGGGAGTTTATTCATGGCCTCGAATTCCACATTTGCCCTTGAGATAAAATCCAACGGCGCAACAAAAAGCGTCAATGACATCAAGTCCATTGGTGACCAGATTGCGAGTGTCGGGAAGATCGCAAAGGGTGCGGCCATCGGAGGGCTGATTGTTTCCGGTATTCAATCTGGATTGAGCGTGCTTCAGTCATTTGCGGCCGGATCGATTGATGCATATAAAGAAGCAGAATTAGGGTCTGCTAAGTTGGGTGCTGTGCTCAAGGCGACGGGATATTCAGCCGGACTTTCACAGCGCGAAATGGAGGATTATGCGTCCTCCTTGCAGGATATGACCATGTATGAGGATGATGCCGTGATTGCCTCTATGCGCGTTATGGCGTCATTCAAAAACATCAATGGAGACGTGTTTAAAAAAACTCAAAAAGCCGCCATGGATATGGCTACTGTCATGGATGTTGACCTCACTTCAGCCGTTCAGGTTTTTGGAAAAGCCCTGAATGATCCGGCTGAAGGACTTTCGAAACTGGAAAGATACGGAATTGTTTTTACTAAATCCCAGCTTGAAAATATTCAAAGTCTTGTTTCTGCCGGGAAAATGCAGGAGGCACAGCTCCTTATTTTGGAAGAAGCTGAAAAACGTTGGGGAGGTGCATCGGAAGCGGCGGCACAGACTTCAAGCGGATTGTTGAAGCAGGTTCAGAACGCTTCCGGTGACGTTCAGGAAGGTCTCGGCGGTATTGCTCTTGAATTGTTTTCGTTTTCTGGAATCGGCGACTTTTTGAAAGAAAAGCTCGGCTCATGGGCTACATATTTGCGGGATCACATGCATGAAATAGCCTATTCCGTTTCTTCTGTAGGTCTCCAGATTGGCGCAATGGCGGAAAAAATATGGGTTCTTTTTGACCCTATCTGGACAGGAATCACAGCCGGAATACAGAACATCGGAATCATGGGCGGTTGGCTGTATGAAAACTGGGAAAAAATATGGGACAATATGGGGGATATTACCATTGCGGTAGGAAAAGATATTCTGGACATTTTTCTGTATATTCCGAAGCAGATTCTTGCCTATTGGAAGGAGTTCGGAAAGGCCCTGTGGAAATCCATCACAGACCCTAAAAATATCGGAGAAAATTTCTCGAAAATGTTCTCCAATCTTGCGGAAAACGCAGTAAAGGATTTTGCCAATTTTGGGAAAAATACTGAACTTGCTCTTGGCAAGGCTGGTGTCTCCGATATGCCACAGCTCAAAAACGCTGATTATTCCGGATGGACTGATACAAAAAATCGCTTTGCTGAAATTGACAAGCGTTATGCGGGCTATCAGGATAAACTCGACAAAAAACTCGAAAAGGCATACGACAAAGATAACGCAAAGGGGATCAAAACACCGGCTAAAATCGAGGTGGCTCAGGTCGCCCAGCCAGAGGCGAAAATAGAACCGGCAAAGGTGGAAGAACCCAAATATGCCGCCTTCGCGGAAAAAGGCTCACAGGAAGCATGGAAAACGATTTTGGCCAACCAGCCGGGCGCGAAGTCGGACATTGCCGAAAAACAGCTCTCGACGCAACAGGCTATCAAAGACAGCGTGGACAAGGTTGCTTCTGTCATTCAGGCGATTCCGACAGCAAAAAGCGCCGCGTCTGGAGGTGACTGGTTTACCTCGATCATGGGCAAGCTGATCCCCGGTTTGGACTTGAGCAAAAAGGCGGAAGCTGCAAAGCCCGGTCCATGGATCGGTGCGAAAGGCGTTCCGGCGATTCCGGAAATTCCGGCAATGCCTTCCGTGTCGATTCCGTCCGTTGCCTCTTCCGTGGCGGCAGCAATGAACCCGGCATCGTTTTTTGCGCCGAAGTCCGCGGGCTCTATGATTGACCAGTCCGCGGCGAAGGCGGCCGTTTCCGGGTTCTCCGTCTCTGCAAAAGCGGCGAAAAAAGACGTTGTTCCGGAAAAACAACTGAAGGTTTCAACTGACATCAAGGTTATTTCTACTGAAATCAGGGACGCAATCAAGGGTCTGAATACGATGGGGGTATACGCATTATCATGAGTATTGTATCTGTAGTGGAGAGGTTTCAGGACGCACAGACGACGGAAACCGCGTCCGGATATACGCACACGCGTATTTTCCGCGTGATGATTGATGCCCCCAGCGCAACGGGACATCATGAGGCATTGCAGGCCGAAGGGATTCCTCGCATGTATGAGCTTTTCCCAATTTATGATGGAACCCAGGTCATCAATCGGAACGCAAAACTTTTGGATGCAAATTCAAGATTAATGTATCAGGTTCAGATCGACTATGGAATCCAGTCTGGAAGCTCTGCTTCAGTCGCTAAAAAGCCATGGGAAAAAAACTCGCTTTTTGACTTCGATTTTGTCGAGGCTCCAGAGCCGCTATTGCAGGATTTTTCAACGCCTCCGAAACCTGTTTTAAACTCCTCCGGCGATTTTTTCGAAAATCAGTTGATGCAGGATAAAGTCAAGCTAAAAATCATGGTCCGGCGGGCACGGTTGAATTATGATCCGGATTCCGCGTGGAGCTTGCTGAATACACTCAATCCCGATCAGGTGACATTGCGGACTTTTGGGACCTTTCCGGCAAAGAAATTGAAACTTCGCGTATGGAAGGGAACTGAAACGGAATACACAAATTCCTCTACCGGATCGATTACGACTTATTTTGACGAATATCTTGAGTTTCTTTGTGACGGAAAAGAATTTGTGGTTTCGGCGTTGGACGCCGGATTTTACGCGACAGACACCGAAGGGAAAAAGTCCCGGATTCTGGACGAAAACGGGAAGCCGAAAGTAACCGCGTCCCTGCTCAATGGTGCCGCAAGGGTTAGCGATACTCCTGTGTATCTTGACTTCAAAAACGCGGATGTTGCAACCAGCTGGGGAATCATGTTCCCAATCTGAAAAGGACTGTTTTTATGTCTGAAAAAATTTATGGATTTTCGGAATCGGACGCCGGACGTGTCAAGAAGGCGGTCCAGAAGTCGGAACAAGTACGCCCTGTTGCCGGGTGGAAGAATACGCCGATTCTTGCTGGAGGAGAGGAAGAGGAAAACACCTCGTTTTTCTCTGATTCATGGTCCGGTCCGTTCGCTGTTTCGATCGTGACAAAAGAGAATGAAGAGAAAAAACTTTTTATCAAGGGGGGAGCGGTCACTGCGAACGGCGTTTTTTTTGACAAAGTCGCGGATGCAGAACTTGACCTTGCGACGGGATATGTTGCTGTGCATCTCACTTTGAGCAATGGCGGTGTATGGTCCGTCCCGAATTTTAAAATAATCGAATTCAAAGATATAGATGCGTCCCATTGTCCGGTTGCGTTGATTGAGCTTGATGCGGACGGAGAGTATGTGATTCACCAGGGGCGTATCATTCAAGCGCAATTCATTATCTCAAAAACCTGCCCGCTTGCGAGGTTATAATGGCAGACTTTCCGGATGATTTTTTTAGACAGGAAGATTCGGAGCAGTCCGGCGGAGGAGGGACTGGAAGCGGCGGGGATGCCATTCCCGGAACATGGGGATACGGCGGCGGTGGCGCTGGCGGCGGGCCGGGAGGAGACCCGGGGGATGAAACAGATTATATTTCAGGATACTGGACACATGACGACGAAGAAGAGCCGGAAGAGGATAAAAACATTCCGGGAGAATGGAAATCGGTCAAGGTGAATTTTCCGTTTTTGAAGGTATCTGAAAAAAAATCCCTCCTTCTGCATGATAATTTTCTGCTTCTGGGGCAATTACTTTGCCCGAATGATCCGCAGCTCGTTATTTTTCTCTCGCCTGATGTTTGGATGAGGCATTTGGATTGTGTTCTTCTACGTCTTTCCAACTCAAGAAGTTTTTCAAAATCACTGGATGAAGATAAAAGAAAAATCAACTATTGGATTGACTGGGGCGTCCCCGGAAAGTTTGACGTGTCGCTCCGCTGGCAGTCCGGGCATTACAAATACTCTGAAATCTCGCAAATGCGGGTGTTCCTGTTCGGAATTGAGCTCGGATGGATCAAAATACCCATATCGAATTACCTGACCGTTGCACGAATTGAAATCAAAAAAGATTACACGGTATATGTCAACTATCGGAAAGGGTCTCTTCGGACGGTGGTTTGACATCTTTCCATAATAAAAGGAGCCGGACATGTTTTATGTAAACGCAGCCTCGCAAATATTCACGGCCAATGCCGAAAACCTGACCAACCCGGCGACTGCAACCGCAAAGCCGATTCTTTTTTATAACTCCTATCAGTCCTACCAAATAAAAATTCTGAATGCAGACAAAACCCCGTTTGTATTTCAGACCGGAGACCGCGTTTCCGTGGCCGTGGACAAAGATTTCAAGGCGTCTACGCCTCTCATGGCGTATCTGGATAACTGCACGATTCAGGACGCGGCAAATGGCATTCTCGCTCCGAAGATTGATTGTTCGGCGCAGTCGTTTTTCGATAATGTCCAGAATGGAACGATTTTCCCAGTTATGGAGATTGTTCTTTTCCGGGACGGTGACACACGCGGGATTGTGCTGGTGCAGGATGCCGTCACCGCAAAACCGCGCGTCCAGACAACCGAGGGCTCACCGGCTTCCGGAACACCGGGATATTATACTGATATTGAGGTGGATTCAAAATTCGCCGCCGCGCATGAGGTTCAGTATTCCGCCAATGGGACCGACTGGACAGACTTCAAAGGCGAGACAGTCAAATACATCCGCTTTCGGCACGTTGACGGATCGTATGTTGTTCTTGATTTATCCACATTTGCCGCAGGTGTCCCCGGGGAACAAGGGCCGCAGGGAATTCAGGGGCCGCAGGGCGCGCAAGGCCCGCAGGGTCCACAGGGCGAACAGGGGCCGCAGGGAGAGCAAGGCCCGCAGGGGATACAAGGCGTTGCCGGACAGGACTTGAAGTTTGACGCCACGGGCACCCTGGACGAACTCGACGTTTACGCCTCGCGCGAGGCTGGTTTTACCTTTGGAGGAACTGAAACGGACGGAACCGCCGGATGGACGAAATTATACATCTATGTCAAAAAATCGTCCGGCCTCAATGACTGGTATACACCCGCGATCATTACTTATTACTCGAAAAATGGAAAAGACGGCGAAAACGTCAAATTGATTGAACCGACGGAATTTTCGAAACCTGACAATGAGGATAATGTTTTCATTCTCGATGTTGCAGACTTTCCGGCGGTGGATATTTCCGGCGTCTATATCGATACCGCGGACGGAGAATTGCGACTCCCGTATAAATCCGCTCTGGGCGTGACGGAGATTATAAAGACAACCGACAACAAATTCAAAATTTACTTTGGTGATCTTGTTCCGGCATACGAAACCGGACGCGTTTATTTTTCTCAGGGCGTCGGGGCCATGACGCACTATCAGCTGTATGTTGCCAATGGCGGAACGCTTTCTTTCGATGATTGGGTTGCCGCCGGTTCTGCCGCGATTCCGGACGCACCAGCGGACGGACGGCTATATGTGCGCTGTAATGGCCGTTGGGTAGTTCTGGAAGGCGGTTCACGTCTCGTAATCACCGGAACGACATCTTATAGCACCTCCGGCAATTTGACGGTGCCTTTCTCGCTCTCGCTTGATGCGGTTGCCTCTGATGATTCAGACCTTTCATTTGCGGTTACAACCGGAACGCTTCCCGCAGGGCTGATACTGACCGGCAATGTTATCTCCGGAACTCCGACCGCGACGGGAAGCAATACGGTCAAGATTACCGCGTCCGCCGGAACGGAAACACTGGAAGTAACCGTTGTGTTTGACATTGGTGAAGCACCGGCGAAAATGGCATACGGCTACATCACTTCGGCGGTCGCCGGAGCAATCACCAGCGTGACGCAGATCACCAGCGAGATTCTGACCGCCGCCATCACAGCCGGGACCATGACGGAGACCGCCATCTCGACACTCGGGAAAACCAGCATCGGAACTGTTCCTGCTGGCGCGTGGCCGGTAGTGCTGATCCCGTCTGCCGCTACTCTTGTTGCGACAAAGGACAATGGGCTGGGCGGGAAGGTTGCCTTTGCCCTCAACAACGGAGTGAACGGCTCTGGAGCGAACGGAAACACCGTCACACTCGGGACGGACACATACAAGGTCTACGGTGAGTTCCAGCTTGTGACCGCAACACAATCAATCTATATCGATAATGAGGAGTAAAATTTATGAGCATCATAGCCACAAACGGAAGTCTGATCCCGAACGCGGTGGATACCCCACTGGACGCCAGAACGAGAATTGCGGCATTGGTAAACATCCCTGATATTGAGATGCCTTTTGTCGGGATGCACTTTTACGTGACCGGAACGGGTGTCGAATATATCGTCAAGACGCTGAAAAGCAAGACCGTCGGTACTCTGGAGGTCCCGGAAGCGCAGATCGACACGTATGAGGCCGTCCCGGACGCAGGAGACATTGAAGCGGTCGTTGATGCAGTCGCCGGCAAGGCCGACGCGGCGGATGTTGCAACGCTTGCGGGCGTGGTTGCCGGCAAGGCGGATGCGGAAGACCTGGAAGCGCTGGCCGCCACTGTCGGAACAAAGGTTGAGGATTTCGCCTTCACCGTCGCGGTAGATGCCGAGACCGGCGCGGTTACCGCCTCGTATACTCCCGCTGGCGGATCGGCAACGCACCTCACGGTGTCGGAAGATAAACAGACGATCACCATTCCGCTTTCCGTGCTCGGAATCTCCGGGCTCTACACGTTTTTCCTGTTCGACTCTGCCGGGCGTTTACAGGCAAATACGGAGGAACTTTCCTACCAGATCACTGGTGGCGATTTGCTTCTCACGTGGGGCGGCGGCTGGACGGCGGGAACATGGACACTCCATGCACAAAACGGCAAAGGAGAGCAGGGCATACAGGGAATTCCAGGGGAAAGCGGATCGACATACGCCGGATGGACAACCTTGACTTACGCGGCCAGTATCGCGCTTTCACGCTCCACCGAAATGAAGGAAAACCAGAAACTCACGCTCACGGGAAATGTAACGCTGACCGCTCCGACGCTCTCGGAAAGTTACCCGTTGCTCCTGCTGGAAATCACAACCGCCGGTTATGCTGTTTCTGTTGGAGAAAATACCCTGATTGCCACGTCTGACAGCAAGTATCTTGTCGGCTGGTATTGGAATGGAACAGAAACGCGGCGGCTGGCCGTGGCAGAGGTGATTTGATGAAACCGTTTGATCTATACCGGATGTTTCAGCAGAATGTCTATTTGCTCCCGTTTTTTTCTTGGATGGAAACAACTATTGTTGGGACCATCAGTATGACTATACAAATTCCATTTGGAAGTAAGTTGTTCATAAACTGGGGGGATGGAGTTACTGATTCTTTTACTGGAACATCTTCTCAAATTGCTATTTCTCATACGTATTCTTCTTCTGGACAAAAATATATTACGGCTTCTGGAACTGGTTTTTTTGATATGGCCCTTTTGGTATGCCTAAATTTTCACAGTCTATTGCCGATTTTTTATGTTTCTGAAAACAAGAAATTGAAAACGTTGGTTTTGAGTGGAAATGGATTAAGTTCGCTGGATGTAACAAAAAACATCGAGATGTCTTCGTTTTCTTGTGATTACAACAACCTCACATCATTGGATGTAACAAAAAACATCGCACTTGCCTATTTTTCTTGCAATGGCAATAGTTTGACCTCATTGGATGTAACAAAAAATATAAATATTAACGCAATTGCTTGTATTGGGAACGGCATTGAATCTTTGAACATTTCAAACAATGTAAAAATTACTACACTGAATTGTGATGACAACAGCCTCACATCATTGGATGTTTCCAACAATATTATTTTGGATCACCTGTATTGTCCTAGTAATTCATTGACAAGTGTCTCTGTAAATGCGATTCTTGCGGCTCTCGTCGCTAATGCTAAAACGAATGGAGTTTGCAATCTTTCCGCACAATCTACACCCGCCCCCCCCACCGGCCAAGGAATCACCGACAAAGCCACGCTCATTTCTCGCGGCTGGACCGTCGTAACCGACTAACTTACACTCAAAAAGGAGAAAAATACCATGTTCAAGAAACTTCTGCTTCTCACACTTCTCGCACTCGCACTCGCACTCGCGGCCCCCGCCGGCGAAAAACGGATCATCGGCTCGAAGGCCGGAGGCAACCAGACGCTCATGCGCGTGGACATCGTGACGAAGATCATCGAATACACCACGAACGGGACGGACTGGATTCAGCCGCTACTGGCCGAGGCCACAACCTCCAGTGCGGGTCTTATGTCCGCGTCGGACAAGACAAAGCTGGACGGGCTGGATGGCACGTCATCTGTTGCGTGGTCTGATGTGACTGATAAGCCGACTTTGTTTTCTGGGGCTTACACTGACCTTACAGACAAGCCTATCGACCTTTCCAGTTATGGTGCGTCTTACGATACGCATTTTCTGCGGTTTGGATATTCGGATGGGGGACTTGATTCTTACGTCAAGTTGCTTATCCATGCGGACGGGACTAATGGAGAGACGACCTTTACGGATTCTTCTTCTGCCGGAAGAGCAATTACCGCAAGTGGGACAATTTCAAAATCAACATCGGTTAAAAAATTTGGGACGGCTTCCGCAAATTTTGGAGGAGGACATTTGACACTGGCCCCGGACATCGGCTTTGATGTTGGATCAGGTGACTTCACTATTGATTTCTGGATGTATCCCACCTCGGACACTGCTCGACAGTCCATATTTTTTGAAACGGTGGATACTTATTCTGTTGGTATTGAATTTGGATTTGGTGGCACGAGAAATATCGCTTTATGGGCCACGTCAACCCATGGTGTATGGGATATTTTGCAATCCGACACTGCCGGACAAGCGGATTCCGGGATCGGTGCAACTTCAATTCCATTAGATAGCTGGACA